CCACTGAGACTTCATTGGATTCTTGCTGGACATGGCTTCAACCGCACGGACGCGGCGCTGGATGTTCTCCAAGCGCAGCGATTCGCGGCTGATGATACGGGGGCCTGTCGTGCTCATAGCGTTTACCTCGTTAGTGTGTGCTAGTCGCCGCAGGCCGTTAGGCGTTGGCGATCAGGACGCCGGTGACGACGTTATTGGCGTCTTTTGCGGCGGTGGCCTTAAAAAGGTCGATGTTGGTGGCGGAAGCCGCGCTCTTGTTGTACGCAGCCGACGGCGGGGTGTGAGCACTGCCCAAAGCGGTCAGGTCAATGCGAACCACTTCCCCGATAGCGACGGCCAAACCGGACGGCACTTCGAACTGATATTCGACACGCCCGATGGACAGTCCCACCTGTTCGCCACTGTTACCAGAGCGTTCGGTGATACCCAGCCAGCCATTGACGTAGGCCACGGCTTTGCCCTGCGTGGGATAGCTCAACGTGACATTGAGCGCCTGCCCATCGCTTTCCTTGTAAATTTCAGTGCTAACGGCCATTGAAGTCCTCCTCGACTCTCGATTGGCTTACTGCAAGGGATAACTCTGCAAACCGCAGGAACCCGGCAGGGTTAGTCCATGCCGGGAATGTGAATAACGAAGTCTGGATTGGCGTCCCGCTTGTCTTCCGGCTTGACCGGGGTCTGCGGGCGGGTCTGTTCCGGCCCCATCGCCTCACGAACTTCCAGCTTCAGCAGTTCGACCATCTCGGTACGGCCCAGAACCGCTTCCAGAACTTGCTTGACTTCGCTGGCGCGGGTAGGCTTCTCAGCCTTCACAGCCGCTTCGACGATTGGGCGGGCGGCGGGAACCTTCACAGCTTCCTCAACCGACAGCTTGATTGCGCCCTGGAGCAGTTCCAGGTTCTCTTTGGCGAGGCTGGCCTTATCGCGCTGAAGGGTTTGCAGCGCCAGGATCACGTCGGTGGGCTTGCCCAGCATCTCACGAACCTTATTCAGGTCAGAAGCTTCGGCCTGGGCTTCCAGCAGCTTGGCATTCAGTTCACGAACTGCTTCAGCGTGGCTCCGCTTCATCTCAATGATGACGGCGGGTTCCACCGGAGCAGCTTCCGCATTGAGTTTCTTCTCTGCGTCCATTGTTTCAGACTCCTCTATAGGCTGATCGGATATTTCAACCTCCGACTTTTCAGTCTCGGAGGTAATCATTGGTAAAGCGGCGGTCATTGGGACACCAACCCGGCTGGCGTGAGCAAGGTCAATCGTTTGGATTTCCAAGTCTCGCACCGTGCCGTCATCCTCGATGTAGGCTGTCCCAAAGATGGACGTACCGGTCTTGGCACCTTTTTTCATTTGGATCTTGAGGTACTCACGGAGTTCCTGCTGACTCGGCGGGATATATGCCTTGCCATACAGCGTATCGCCTTCCAGCGTAGCGCCTACCCAGTGCATCACAGGCAGGTCAAAGCGATACGGCAGGTCTTCATCCCGCATGTGTCCGAGGATGCCACCAACTTTATCGTTGACAATCGCGTTCTGGATCGCTTCCACCGCCTCGCGGGGATACTTCCGGTCATTCCTGGACTGAGCGCCTACCCTGCCGACCGGGAGCGTAACGAAGAAGGGCGATGCATCCCCTTCGGTCAATTCGTCAATGCTGATGTCGGGTGCCAACGGCACTTCAGGGTACTTCCCCTGGAAGCGAGTGCTCATTTCCATGAGTCGCCCGGTGTATTTTGTCGCTGCCATACGCGCCTCTAACGAAAAGAGGCAGTACGGACAAGGGAATACCCCTAGCCCGTACCGCCTCGCGGTACAGTTTCACAACCTTAAAAGTAGCACAACTGTTCGATTGATGCAACTACTATCTTTGCAAACTTCTCAACTTTGCCTCAATTAAACTCGATTTGGCTGTACAAATAGGCTCCCAGGAGCAAAAGCAGCAGCGATGACCAGTCTAAAGGCGTTGGAAAATCCAGCGGCGGCGGGTTTTCCATGTCGCTCCATTCGCGGAGTCGGCGGTTCACTTCCTCGAAGTCCCCGACGTTGGCCTGAATTCTACACATACAATTATGAACAGCGGCACTGTTCACCGTATAGGAATTATCTTCTTCAACGTGCATGTTGTAGACCAGTCCTGAATAATGCCGGGTTGTTACGCCTTCGACCGTGCTATAATAGAGATGGGCTTGAGTAGGGATAGCTACCCTGCTGACAACTGCGTTTCTCGACGCAGCGCCCACTTCAACATCGAGAGATAACGACGAGAGGTTATCGTGACAAAGCTCAACCGCTGTTTGGTTTGTGATTCCCCCTGTACTGGCAAAATTTGCAAAGCCCCTAGTTGCAGATCTTCCCACGCCCAACTCAAGCATATCGCCAGAATTGAAGGGCAATTCAATCGCCCCTACTCCGAAGTCCTTGCCGACCTCTACTACACTCAAAGGCTTAATCATCCCGCCATCCGAACTGAGTTGGGGATAACTTTCCGTATGTTTCGCAGTCTGATGAAGCGCGCCGGATTGGAGCTTAAAACCAGAAGTCAAGCCGTTGCTGCTACTTGGTCGCACGATGATGGAACCCGATCTGCCATGACCAGTGCGATGTATAAATCTATCAGTGCCGCTTTGGTTCGGAGTGGCGAAAACAATCCCATGAGCAGACCAGAAGTTCGCAAAAAGATGTCTGCTGCCAAAAAGCGATACAACCCCGGCCTTGCTGCCATGCTGGAGCGCGTTTTTGAAATGCGGCGTAATGGGGAGCCAACGTCGATTGAACGTGCAATGGCTGAAGCCCTTACCCGAAACAAGCTCATCTTCCATCGGGAATATCGGGTATGGCGTTATTCGCTTGATTTTGCTCTTGTTCCTTGCCGAGTAGCGATTGAATGTGACGGGCGCGGCTGGCATAAACCGGACAAAGACGCCCGTCGAGATGCTGCTTTGGAGGGGTTCGGCTGGATGACTTTCCGGTACACTCAAGATGCTATTGAGCGGAGCGTAGATAGCTGCGTAGAGGATTTGTTGACCCGGTTGGATAAATTGGGCATCAAGCCACCGTTCAGACGTTAAAACGGGATGCTCGCTGGTTAATTCGAAAACCCCTGAAGGTGTCTGGATAGCATGGACTAAGCCGTCATACTGCTTGCTCCATGCTGCCAGCACCTTCCGATAACGCCCCTTGTGCGTAAGCACGTAATCACCTTCCACGACATTTTCAATCGGGATTATGCCCCGCATAGTGTTCACCAATTGACCCGGTGTAACACAATGTGGATGAAAAGGTGGAATGCGAAAGCTGCCTTTTGGATACGCTGGCCGGATACGTTCCCCGTTAATGCCGATGGTCGCATGTTGCGGGCAAATCTTGCAATTGGGATCGCCCCACCGGGAACGCGCTACGTCAATGGTTTCCACATAAGGGTTGCTGTAGGCGGCGATGGCTGCTGCCTGGTTCGCTGCATGGGCGATCTCCGTCCGTGCCAGTCGCATGGCGTCATAGCTGGCATCGGTGCCGTAGGGTCTACGAGTACGGAGTAACTCGCGTCCGGGAAGCAGGAACTGTTCGAGGATACGGGACATCTCCAGAGAACCTGTACCCCGCGCAATCAAGTCCGCTAACAAGCGGTCAATCTTGGAGCGCGTGGCCTCCCCTGCCCGCCAGATACGTTGGGAGAGGACATAGCCATTGGGGTCTACCCAGGTGTGCATCGGGTCATACTGCGCCAGCGGGTTTGGCACGAACAATCCCTTAATCGGGTTGGTCGTTTCGCCTATGGGTGAATAACTCTCCCGTCGCACCTGCACGCGGCTTTTGAGCGCCCGCTGAATGTCCAGTGGCACGCGCTTGGTCATCCAGTCGGCATGAGGTTTCACCGCTCTATAAACCGCGTTGGCATACCAGCGGTTGAGTGTCACCGGGAACGGCGCTTGAGCCGTCACCCCATCGCGCCCGAATGCGTTGCGGCTACCGCGTGGGGTGAAGAGTGCGGAGACTTCATCGCCGATGGCATCGATGAATAGGTCTTTTGCACCCCCGCTCAGGTTGAGTGAACCATCGGCGCTGGCGCGTTGCTGGATGAGGCGCGTAATCCGGTCTACCCCCGGCTCAAAAGCGTCAGCAAAGTCCCGTTCAATCGCCTCAATGGAGAAGCGGGTATAGGTAATCACGCCGGGATCATCTCCAGTGGCGATCCTTTCAAGTTGAAATCCGTCCGATTATCTCCCCACATCAATGTGATACGGTCAAAGACCATCTCCAGATCAGGCAGTTCGATGTTGGGCGTGGGGACATCCGGCTTCAGGTACATCAGCGAAATGTGCGGGGTAAAGCCGTGGTTACGGGCATGGTCAATGCCGTTGTCGCCTAGCGCTTCGACCAGAGCTTGCCGGAAAGCGGGCAAGGCAGGTGCATCGACCGACGCATAGACCACGGTCGCCTCTGGCCCTTCCACATTGGTAAAGCGTCCGATGCCACTCAGTTTGCCTCTCACGTTGAACTCGGTGCCAGCGAAGTCCCCTAACACCTGCATGACATCGCTTTCCTCAAAGTCCAACTCCGACGTATCGCCTAAGTAGGCCAGCGTCAGGTGCAGCTCATCGGTAGGGAGGCGATCAGCCGCCGGGATACCCGCCATTTCAACCGCGCTGGCGAGTGCTGAGGCTGCTGTGCCATCCAGCATAAAGGCCAACATCGCGCCGGTATGCTTGGCTTCTGAGAGCGTCCGCTGGACTGGTGCAGACTCGGCGGGATTGGGGTTGCGCGGTTCGACAACGGGCGAGACTTCGATGTCATCTTGCATCCGGGCTTGCCGTGCCGCCAGTCGTTTTTCCTCCGCTTCCTGCCGCGCCTTGAGGATGACCTGTTCCGGGTTCTCAATGTCCAGTGGCATGAACTGGAGCGCGGTTTCGTCGTCGAGTAGACCGAAGTCCAGCCCCATCTTAATGGCGTCCAGTGTCAACCGTCCGTCCTGTGACGTGAGCGGCACGAAGGTGGTTTGCAGGTCGTCATTGGCATTCACCCCGCGTTCATACAGGCTGAAAAAGGCGATGACCACCTGTGCCAGATCGTTCATCCAGTGCAGACATTCACCCTGTTTCTTTTCGATGAACTTGGCAAAAGCGGGCATCTGCGTTTCGGCGCTGGCCTTAGAGGACGCAATAGCGTTGCCCATGATGAACTCAGGGATTTCTGTATGCTGGATGTACAGGTAGAACAGTAGTCCCAGCAGGTTCATTGTATCGGCGCTAAAGCTCATGGGTTGCGCGTAACGGAAGGTGGCATCGCCGCCTAAGGTTATGGCGTCGTCACTGGATAGATCCAGCACGTAGTAAGTTTCCGTCGTGCCATCGTCGAGTTCCCGCGTTTGCTTGGAACCGAAGGCTTCCCACCAGTCGTCAATCTGTTTCTGAGTACCCATCTTTTCGAGTACCGGGGTTGGCCTCCCCTGCTTCAGGTTGCCTTCCAGACCGGCCTTCAGCACATCGTGGTACATCTTGAAGAGTGTCAATAGCGCCTCAGCCCCCGACCGTCCGAACTCTTCATCTGCACCCCGATCATTGCTGATCTTGATGACGGGTACCAGTCCGGTCAGGTTGGGGAAGCGTTCTTCTTTAACGGGCATCCCACTCCGCCAGACGCGCCGAATGCGTTCCGTCGTGGTGTAGATGTCTTCCACCGTCATGCTATCGGCAATGCGCGTCGGGTGAGGATGCACTTCGACGATCCGCCAGCCGATGCGCCGGCTGTAGTCATTTTCATCCACCACGGCAGTCACGACTTCCGGGGGGAGTAGGGTTAAGGTCAGTTCGCCTCTCGCGTTGGGCGGATTGACCACCAGATAGGCATCGCCCTTGATGACTGCGTGTTCTACGCCCCGGATGATGTTCGGCAGGTTCTTAGCCCACCATTCATTGAATAACGACTGGGTACGGGGCTTCTTGGAGCGAAAGCGCGGCGGCGTTCCCATCGTCCAGGCGGCGATCTTGGAGGCCAGCGGCTTCAGCAGCAGCCCCGCCAGCTCGTAGCCTCTGGCTTGCCCGCGCCACATCATGTCCCAGAACTGATAGTCACTCTGCCCCGGATCGCGGGTAGGCGTAATGCTGAAACCTGCATCGCGCCAGTTGACCGTCATGCGGTTGGTCCGCGGGCGTCCGACAATCTCCCCCACCGACTCGCGGGGAATGAGCGCACGGGCTTCCAGCGCCCGCCGCGTCCGGGGATCAACGCCGGAAAGCGCCGTTACGCCGTTCGTCTGATAGGCTTCCATCGCCCGCTTCATGGCGGGGGTTAAAGGTTTGGTCATGATGTGCTCCAGGTCAAGTCCGGCGCAACCACAATGACCTCAGTGCGAATGACGGTCGTCGGTGTGCCAGTCGTTTCTACTTCGATGATATGCAGTCCTGCTTGCTCCCAGGTGTAGTCGTAGCGCCATGTGCCGGTTGCCGGGTTGCTCATGGCGGATTGGGTCACAGCCGGGTCAGTCAGTTGATTGACCACCCCTGCCGCCTTATTCCAGACGCCAATCTTGAGCGTGATACCGGACGGGTTGGCTGCTACCCCGCTGGAATTCACGAACTTAAATTCCAGAGTGCTTGTTTCGCCAATGAAGCGTTGCGTGAAAGCGGTTGTCATGTGGGCAAGACCTCCAATGAGACTGCGCCTTGCCGGATGCTCAATGTGTTGCTCTGGCGCAAGACCTCGATACTGTTTCCGCTGCTGAGAATGCTGATCGAACCGCGTCCTGAGAACGCCTGTGAGCCAATCGAGGCCAGATAAAACGCCTCGGCAGTGGGGATAAGGTTGGCTTGAATAATCGCCAGCATGAGTTGTACGCTGGCGTTGTAAAAGACTTCGCTGGAAGGAATAAGGTTGGCAGTAATTGTGACCGGGCCAACACTCACCGACGCCTGGTAGAAGCTCTCGGCACTGGCGATCAGGTTGGCTGTGACCGTAAGCGCACCGGCTGAAACGCTGGCAAGGTAGAAGCTTTCACCCGATGGGATCAGGTTCGCCGTGACTGTGACCGCGCCAGTCGTCACACTTGCGTTGTAGAACTGTTCTGCGGAGGGGATCAGGTTGGCCGCGATGGATAGAGCACCGACCTGCACCGTCGCCTGATAGAACGTTTCAGCGGAGGCGATCAAGTTAGCCGTGACAGTGACCGGCCCCGGTGTCACGGTGGCCTGGTAGAAGGTTTCCGCGCTGGCGATGAGTTGGGCTTCCACCGGCGCATTGCCGGTGGTCACAGTCGCCTGGTAGAACTGTTCGGCAGAGGCGATCAACTGCGCTGCGATTGTGACCGGTCCGGTCGTCACACTGGCCTGATAGATCTGCTCCGCACTGGCGATGAGATTTGCGCCGATGGAAACTGCGCCGGGGCTGACACTTGCGTTGTAGAAGGTTTCAGCCGACGCAATGACCTGAGCCGCGATACTCACAGCACCCGGTGTTACGGTTGCCTGATAGAACGTCTCCGCACTGGCAATCAGGTTCGCACTGACGGTCACTGCCCCAACGCTCACACTGGCCTGGTAGAACACCTCTCCAGATGCAATCAGGTTGGCTGTAATCGTGGTCGCAGCTGCGCCTACGCTGGCCTGATAGAAGGTTTCAGCCGATGCGATCAGGTTGGCACTGATGGTCACAGCGCCGGGTGTCACTGAGGCTTGATAGAACTGTTCGGCGCTGGCAATCAGGTTGGCACTGACTGTCGCAGCACCAGGGGCAACCGATGCCTGATAGAATGTTTCGCCCGACGGGATAATATTCGCTGTGACCGTTACTGCGCCGGGAGTGACTGTCGCCTGATAAAACACTTCCCCACTGGCGATCAGTTGCGCGGAAACCGTGACATCGCCTACGGTCACAGAGGCGTTGTAGAACGTCTCGGCAGAGGGGATGAGGTTCGCTGAAACTGTCACCGCGCCGGGGGTTACGCTGGCACTGTAGACCGTTTCCGCCGATGCAATCAGGTTGGCCGCAACCGACACCGCACCGGGTGTCACCGTCGCTTGATAGAAGGTTTCACCACTCGGAATGAGGTTGGCTGTAACCGTTTGCGGGCCTGACGCTGAAGCCGGAGCGAGGAATTCAGCACGATAGATCCGGACGCGAGCATCGACAACCGCGCTCTCGCCGCCTATCTGAACTGCATTATGCTGAAATCCATCGCTCTGAAACATGATTGACCTTTACCGTTTGGTCAGAGTCGCGTGCAGGTCTTGCACCGCTTCCTTGTAGAACTGCACGGCAAACGACTGGAACTCTTGTGAGCGCAAGGCCACTTCCGGGTGAGTGCCATAGCCCCACGTCGCTTCAAAGTCACAGGCAAACCCTTCAGTCCAGTTTGCCGCGTCGGTATGCGGGGCCTGAGTTGCCCGCCATTCCTTCGACAAGTAGTAAAACCAGAACTCCGAGACAGGCGGCCAGCAGTGCGTCGGATCGCCATAAGCGCGGCACGATGACCAGTGCGGGATAATCAGGGTGGCTTTCGCCCCCGGTTTCATCACGCGGTACAACTCATTGACGATATGCACGCGCTCTTTGCCCGTGAAATGTTCGAGGATGTGCGAAGCGTAGACCTCATCCACACTGCCATCTTCAAACGGCCAGCGTTCCTTGAGATCAGCTACCACGTCCACACCGGGAAAAGCGATGCTGTCTACCCCGGTAAAGCCGTCCTGTTTGCGAGTGCCGCAACCGATGTCCAGTTTCATATTGTTGGGTAAACCCTTTCTTCAAATTCCACATCGTTCCACTCAAGCGGCTCAGGTGCTAAGAACGTACCTTCGGATACGTACTGCGCTTGCAATGCTCGCCACACAGAACCGTCGTCATGCCATTCGTAGAGCCACCGAAAATCATCCGGCAGTAAGGCATAATCCCCACCGTCCTGATTGGCTGGTGCTTTGCGATACGCCCAATAAAGTCGTTTACTTGTGTTCACCAAGTCATTCCTGTAGATACGTCAAAATGTCCAACTGGAATGCGGCAATCCACCGCACAGCGATAACCGTACTTGCGTGCTTTCGACCAGAACGCAAGATCCTGCGTGCCTAGTCCTTGCCCATCCAGCCCGTTCAAGGTTTTGAACCACGGCTTTTCGATTTTCTCATCCTTAAACATGGACAGTCTCCACAGGTTGAATCCCATGCCCGTCCCGTAGCACTCGACCACTTCCCCGGCACGCGGCGGTTGTGGACGGAAGTTCACCACCGGGTCTTTGATGTCCCCCCAGATTTGAGGTACACCGCCCTCACCCTTCGTCCAATACAGACCGCCAATACAGCTATATTCCGGGTGTTCATCCATTGCCCGGATGAGCTTGAGCACCCCGTCCGGCGGTGGCACGTTGTCATGCTCAATGGTCAGCAGGTATTCCCACTTGGACAACTCAGGATGAGCGAGTACCGCCTCAATTCCCTGGTTGTACGCCTCCCCCACTTCCATGCCCTGACACAGCAGCCGATAGACCGCTTGGTTCGGCGGGAAGATCAGGTTCCAGTGCGAGAGCGCCACTCGCGTCGAAATGGTGGCACCAGCGGGCAGGAGTACGATCACCCGCTGCTGTTTCCAGGTTGCGCCCTCAATGATGCGAGAGGTCGCTGTTTCCAGCGCCGCGTTGTGAGCGCCGTAGTCATACCCAACGATCTGCGTCATACCGTTCCTTGCTCAAAGCTAAACATAGGCGGACGTAAGAGGATAGAGCTATTGCCCTGAATCTGGCTGAAAGGCACGCTGTTGGGCATGGCGGTACTGAAGCTCACACTGTAGCGCCCTTGCCCTAAAATGATCTGATCGGTTGCGTTGCTGGCTTGCCCGTAAATGCCGCTGTAAGACGAGTTCGGCTGTGAAGCGAGCATCTGGTTAATGGTCATACCCGCGCCGCCGCCCGTGGTGGTTCGGCTCCAGATACCTACCCAGTAATCGCCGCGTGTAAGCGTGGTCGTCAAAGGGATGGTCAGGTTTCGGATACCACCCCACAAGCTGTAAGACCCGACCGTACCTGACGCGCTGAAGTTGTGGCTGGTGCTGACCGAAGTCAGAAGCGATAGGTTGCTCTCGTTCCGGGTGAAGATGGCAAAGCTGAAGCTGAAGGTGGCACTAAAGCTGCTGTTGCTCGCGTTGGAAAGCTGAATCGGCATAATCACGCGGTCGAAAGCGAAGTTCGGCGTGTTGGTCATCGGGGCAATGTACAGCGTCCCTGCCCCCTGAGCGCCTGCTACGCTTTCCGCGCCGTAGCCGAACGGGTCATACCCATTGCGGGTGATTTCAGCGGGGCCGATGATCTCAATGACCGAACCGTTGCCGCGCAAGGTCACATTGTCCCCGCCTGACAGGATGATATTAGAACCGCTCACCGTGCTATCGCCTGAGGTATTACCC